TCTCTCTTGGCTCTTTCTTCTGCCAATTGAATCTCTAAAGCTTCTTTATGCTTACCCTCTTCTTGAAGCCGTTTAATCTCAGCTTCTTTCTTGGCTTGTTCGGCTTCAGCAACCTTGCGAAGAGCATCATCTCTTGCGCTATAAGCATTATCAAGTTTACTTTTGATATCCTTGATTGCTTCGGCTACTTTTTCTTTAACAAGCTTTTGAACAGGATCTTCATTTGATTGATCACTTGTTTCTTTTACAGTTTCCGTTTTTGGATCTGTAACTTGAACAGACTGATCGATATCTTGATTTTCAGTATCAGGCATTTTATTTCCTTTGAGTACAACTCATTTATAATAAAGATACAATCTTTACTAAATTTATTTAGGTGCTTTAATAAAGTTAACACCTGGGTTAATTTAACGGGTTGGGATTAGCCTACCCCATACCATCCATAATCATTAGAAAATCCCTTAGGAATTTCTTTGAGTATATCATCTTTATTAAGAATGTCAGTTTCTTTTATAACCTTGCCACCAATCCTGGATCTACCAGCAATAGGGATTAATCCAATATCAATAGCTTCATTTAAATACTTATCATACAATTCTTTAGGAAGCCCTCTTGCTTTCATCTCATCTAATGTCATTATAATAACATTGTTATTAAGCATTTCAGAGTAAATTTGTCTTAATGCGCTTCTAGCTTTAAGCATATCTGCCGTATTAGCAAAGAACGCGTCGTGAATTGTAGAGGTTGGAACATTATTCTTTTTACCCCACAAATGAAATCTTTTAACAATTACAGCATCATTTGAATGATTGCCATTAACTGCAAAAGCTGTTCTAGCTTTTCCAGCGTCTGCTATATCGTTAATTTTACCTGATTTGTTTATAACTTGTTGCCACCAGGTAGCTTCTGTCTTTTGCGGTACTTGAAGAATATTAGTAGTCCAATTCCCATCTTTATCTTTATAAATTAACTTTTCTTCAAATGTCTGAGTAAAGTTCTGTTCAATTGTTTTACCATCAAAATTTACCCAAGGAACATTAGTCCAGCTTTTAGGTAATTTATTAGCATAAAATACTTCTAATTCAGTAATTGTTTTTAATTCTAGTAATTCGGTTTTCAAGTACTTAGCGCCAGTTCGTCTAGCCTCTGGTGTATCAATACCGTTGATGATTTCATCTAGTGTACCTCCAGGCTTCCAGAAACCAAATCGCTTTAAAACTTTTTCACTTATAGGCTCACCAGCTTTTATTCCAAATAAATTGCTAATAGAGTCCGGCAACACATAGCCCTTCTTTTTACTGCCTCTTAAAGCAACTTTAGCAATCGTCTTCCAATCAAAGTCGCTGTTAGAGGGTTTTGCATTCGTTATATAATCTTGAGCAAGTCTACCAAAGTATCGAGTAAAGTCTTTCAAAACTGGGACTTGTTCCGAAAGATATTCACTCATTATCTTTGCAATTTGTTTAAAATCTTCTGGTGTTATAACTTTATCGTAAGCCTTAGTCATCTTTTCAACTAAGTCTTTTGTTTTAGGATCTAAGAAATATAACTGATCTAAAATATCATCACCAGGATCGAGGCCCTTGTTAAAGATATCTTTAACGTTTTGTCTTAGTCTTCTTAAGTCCTCTGTAGTCTCTGGATCAAATTTTTCATATCTAGCAATCCTTGCACTAATCTCGTTTAATACAGTTTCTCTGTCAGCTGCCTTAACAACTAATACATTCTCTTCTTTTCCTAGAATTTTAGATAGTTTCCCTTCTACATTTAAAGCACCAGTTCTTTCGCCTGCACCATAAAATGTAACCATGTTTTGTGCCTTAGCTGCTTTTCTAAGGTCTTTTTCGCTAAGTCCTAATTTCTCGTTTAACTTTCTAAATCTAGGATCATTGTAAGTTAATGCAGCAATTTCGTCGTATAGTCTTTTCTTTTGATTTGTAGGAACTACATTACTAAGCTCAGCTAGTTGTTTATTACGAGTTGTTAATGCAATAATTTGGGCTCCTGATGATGAAGCATCTTGTTCCATTGCTAGAGCAATATCGTAATCATTTAATGTTAACAATGAATTAGGGCGATAATCACCTTTTAAATAGTTATCAATCTTAGCTGTTTCTAAAGCAAGCCTAAAAAATTTATTTAATTCTTCACCATCAATCTTAGCAACAACATCAGATTCTAAAACAGCTCTAAGATCGTTTGGTTTCTTTCTCAGCATGTGATTGCCAATCTTTATAAGATCTGGCCTCCACTTTTCTGCTATTTTCTGTCTTCCAGTAATAGTAAGAGAGTTGTATCTGCCTTCAAACTCGTCACTCAAACCACCTAAGAAAGATCCAATTTGATCTTGAAGATTCTGGAACTCCTCTGGACTAAACTTTTTAGTTTCAGCCGTGTTTAAGAATGGCCTAAAAGTTTCACCAGACTGAGGGCCAATAAGGCCCCTATCATAGATCCTGGCACGATGATCAACGAAAGGATGATTGCTAAACGAATAACCTCTTTTACGAAGCCATTCCATCGATTTGAATCGTTCATAGGCATCACCTCTAGATGCGACATACTTCCTATATTCATTCAAGTCATTATACTTTTTGGCATTGCCTCTATCGTCTTCAAAGTACAATAACTTTTCCGTAAAGTCAAAATAATCCTCGTCTATCTTATACTTTGTTTTAGCTGTCCAATTCAAAGCATCTACAAGATTTTTATCTACAAATTCTTCCGGAAAATCGCTAAAGCTAGATGTAGATGTTATTGGAATTCTAGTATCTTCGTAACCTAAAATACCACGATCAATAAAATATGTTTTATAGCCTTCTCTAAATACCAATCTATTCTTATCTTCTACAACACTAACTCTAAGCCCTAATTCAACTTTTCTAGTAAGTTGGGCATAGTCTTGTATTCTAGGATCGACAATCCTTATATTATAAGAAAGGGTATCGTAATATGGACCAAAATATGTACCACTCATAAAGCTTTTCATTCGGCGCTTTTGTACACCGAAGGTTTCTACTTCAAAGAAATTACTAACATTCTTTGCTTCAAGCAGTGACATTCCTAATTCATACCATTTTCGTCTATCACCATTTATATTGGCAAGATTATATAAGTCTCTACCTAGGGCTACTGCAAATTGATCTCTGTCAGGTGTATCAGCAAGACTCAATCTATGAGCAAACTTTAGATAGAATTGTTGTAACTCTCTGTCGCTTACTCTATTTTTAATTATAAACGGAATTTTGTAATCAAAGACGTTCCTAAGTTCTTTAGCAATTTTAGGTGCTATCTTATCTTCCCATTTATTTTTAGCTACAATATTATTTAAGAATGAATCATGTAAGTCTTGTAACTGTACTGGGCCAAGTACAGGATCAAGATAATTGTCTTGTAATAACTTTTTTAAGAAATCAGAATCCCTTCTAATTTGTGTTTCAATTGCGTCAGACACATTCATTACATCAAATTTTATCTGTCCTTGAACAACTGCTTTAAAGTTAGCCCATGGTTCTTTGTTTTCTCTATACCTGCCAAACACAATACGAAGATTATCAGTAATAACAGCTCTTTCGTTCACACTCATTCTATCTTCTAGACTATCTATAATTTCAGTTATAAACTTTTTATCTCTATCTAAAAGTTTATCACTTTCATTTACAAGTCTAAGATTATTTGAAAGAACTGCCGGGCTTGGCTGATACATACGAACATCTTCGTACCTACCAGTAACAGGGTTAAACTTAAGTTGATCCTCATTTGGCGGGGTATTAAGAACTCTATTCTTTGCACTACGTTTTACATTCATTAATGTTCCGCGATAGTTTGTCAAAGACAGAGTTCCATCTAATTCACCAGATTGTAAAAGATAATAATCAACTAAAGTTTTCTTTAACTTACTATCTTGAATCAAATCGTCAGGACTGGATGCACCCAGTTGCATTGCATCTAATTTTTCCTTAGCTAAAGCAAATCTCTTAGTATCACCTGGTATTGTGTAACCACTATCTGTTAATGTGCGGAGTTCTTTAATACCAATTGTATTGCCTTCAGGGTTTGTAAATTTATCTAAAGTCAACTGGCCCGAGTTGAATAGTTCTACTTTTTGGTAGTCACCAAGATGTCTAAGCTGAACATTTTTAGGCTGACGAAGTAGCCATTCATTGTACGACTCCCTCATTGGAGTCATACCGTCATAATATGCAATTTGATCCTTAGATAGATTTGCAAGGTTTCTTTTTCTTACTTGTGCAACACCTTCTAATTTAGAAATATCTTCCCAGGATTTAAATACAGGGACTGTTGTAGATCTACAATGAAAATGAGCTGGAGGTAGGTTGGCTTTATTTGAGATTGGATAAATTCTTCCATCTCTATGAGCACATATAGGTGTTGTTCTAGAGTCTAACACAGCAACATATTGCCAACCTTGCAATGCTCTGCTGTTAGCTTCATACACAGCATGGTCAGTTTGAGCAGTTACAGAGGTTATTGCAGTAACTGTTAATGCTTTTGACTGCATCCTCGTAATAAAGTGTTGATTGCCTCTTCTAACTTCTAAAGCAATTTCATCAACACTTTTATTATCGGCAATTCCTCGTCTTATAACTGCTTCTAATCTTTGTTTTTCATTAGTACTTAAATTAGCCCAACCGGCAGCCAATGTTTTATCTTTATACAAAGGCTTTTCTAATACGATTTCTTCTGCGATTCGTTTTTGCGGTCTTTCAGTTTTCCAAATCTTACCAGCTGCAACTTCTAGATTTTGATAAGTATAAGATAACTGATCAGTGACAAGATCTAACAGAGAACGCTTAGAAACATTAAATGTCTCTTTATGCGTTCTCTGTAGTTCTTGATCGATAGCTTCTCTTAATTTTTCAAAACCTTTTTGCGATAAATTTGCATCTCTGATAAGTTTATCTACTCGGACTTCATGACCATCCAATACTAAAGATATCTTACCATTAACACGACGCTCATAGAGCCTTATCATTGCAGCTCGATCTAGTGCTTTATCATATATCTCAGTGTTGGCGTTATTGGCCATTCTAACCCTTTCTTATTTTTTAGCAGTTCTTACTTTGTCACGTGCCTTGCTGATTAAGCTTTTAGCCTTTTCGCCATAAAATTTTGCACCTTCTGTTCCAGCCTTAACTACGAATGGGCCAGCCTGATTAGCCATATCAGTTGCTTTTGCCTTTGCTGAAGACGCCGCTGAAGACGCCGCTGATTTAGCAGTTGAAAGCATAGATGTTGCTTTGCCTTCTAGTTCTTTTGCTTTTGCTGCACCTCTCTTTTCACCAAGCGAACTCAATGATGCAAGAGCGGTGCCTGCTTTTGCTCCAAGACGTGCACCAATTTCAGCACCTTTAGCTGTATATTCTGCTTTTTCTTTTAAACCACCAGCTTTCGAACCGAGATCTGAGCCCTTCTTAATAATTGCATCTTTGTTTGAGGGAGAGAATTTAGCAACCTTAGATGCAAGATCTGCACCCTTTTTAGCGCCTTCTCTTTCGCCCTTTGAGCTTATTGCTGCAGCAGCGGATCCAAGCTTAGCACCTACTCTTAAGCCAACACTTGCACCTTTTACTCCAAACGAAGCTTTTTCTTGCATTCCCCCTAATTTTGCACCAACTTGTTGCGCGCCAGATTTGTTCTTTGCGGCATTTTGGTTTCCCATTAATGCCTTACTTAATTTTTCATTAGCCATTTTTATCTCACTATTGTTGATTTAAAAGATTATTTAAATTGTATTACTTACCCCACATCCTTTCACGGAGCTTTGACGCAGCTGCAGTCATAGTCTCCTTTGCTTGTTTAGCATAATTGACAGGATATTGATTTACATAAGACTTATAAGTTTTTACTTGATCGGCCACAGCTTTTGATTGTGCTTGTGCCTTATTAGCTGCTATATCCGCAGCTTGTGCTTTCTTTGCAGTAGTTTTAACATCACCGAGTTTTCGCCCTGGAGCCGGTGTAAACATACCTTGACTTTTCATCAATGCAGCATTTGCGTCTGATTGCAAATCCATATATTTAGAAAATTTTGTTAGAGATTCATTTTCAGCTACAGTGCTTTGTTTCTTAATATTTTTTAATTCTTTTCTTGCTTGAAAATAACCGCCAACAGAATATTTAGGCGCACCGCTAGGATCTTCAGAACCTCCACCCTTGTTTTTGGCAGCGTTTTTGTTACCTTTAAGTGCTTGACTTAATTTTTCATTAGCCATTTATAATCCTATTTAATTTAATTATTAAAATTTTTGTAACACCTTGTTGTTAATCAAACGCCCCACATTCTTCTACGAATGTTATCTTTACCTGTCTCTTCAGCCATTTTCTTACGGCTTATTACTTCTGCTTCTTCCGCTCTGTCTGCCTTATAGCCTTTGTAGGCGCCGATTGCTCCACCAACAACAGCTCCAGCAACCATTTTAGCAGGAGTTGGTGTGCCTATTGCACGCATTGCTAGATTGGATGCAACACCACTTGCAGACATAGTAGTACCAATAATTCCAGCACCAGCTGCAGCAGATTTTATTTTATCCTTAATGCTTAAACCACTGCCAGTAGCTTGAGCACCTCCGATGATACCACCAGCAGCTGTTCCAGCAACACCGTATGCTGTAGCTACTTTACCAAGACTAACAGCTTTTGCAGCTGGACTGCCAAAACCTAGGATACCAGTACCAACTGCTCCAGCTGCTGCACCTGCTGCACCATATTTAACAGTTTTGTCAACCGCTTCCCAAGCGGTTTTTACTTTTTGAGAAGTATTAGCAAAGTATTTACCAACAGTTGTTTTATTAGTTGTGTTAGCATCCGATATTGCTTGCATTCCTTTCTTTGCGTGATTTTTAGCCGCGTTTGTATTTCCTTTAAGTGCCTCGCTTAATTTCTCATTAGCCATTTCATGTTCCTTCGTTTAATTGTTGAGCGAATTGGTCAGAGCCTCGGGCCTTCATTACTGCGTCCATATCTGCTGTAATTTCTAGCTTACCAAGTTCATCATCATAATCCGGAGGAATAACATCATTTTGTTTTAGAATAACAAGCCAGACAGATCTAGGAATCAAACCACCTTGATACCACTCAGTAGCAAGTCTAAGCCAATCAGCACCTAAGGGAATAGGATTAAAGTCAGCTGACAAACTGAATTGAATATCGGATGGCTTCAAATCACTCCCATATCTCCAATTAATCATGAAGGTTATGATTTGTGACATTGTTGCACTTACTTTATTATTAAGAGTACCTAACTGAGCTGTCTGAGCGGCATTCCTAATTTCTAAAGCAATACCAGATTGCGCGGATTCAGGACTAAGCATTCTTATACCAAGCTTTGCCATTTCTTCAATAGCAGCAGCAATAGCCCTGTCCATATCTTGCAATGCAGCAGTAGGAGTTTCTAAAACCTGTGCTGCATCGCCCTGTCTTAATCTAATCCAGGTTCCAAGACCGCCATCTACAATATTTTCGAAATCTTCATCAGACATATCTGAAATAATTACAGGAGTATAAGTAGCAGCACCGTACAACAAGTGATTTCTTCTACTAAGCTTATTATAGAGACTTAATTCTTTATCAATAATAGGAGATAACATTGGCTCAAGAGCCTCAATGCTACCGTTCAATGGCCAAGCTGGAATTATTTTAAGACGTTCACCATTAGACATAATAGTATTATTTATTTCGGTTAATTCAAATATTTGTTTTGCTTGTGAAGGTCTAAGAATTTGTTGTCCAGCAATAACAGGTACTTCAGTAGTATTTTCAGAACGTTGATACATTCTAATTTGATAATAACCTTCTTGATCGAAGTCATGAACCCACACGGTATCTTTAAATACCGGATGAAATTCGTTTTCAGTGTATTCTTCTTTAAAGCCTCTAACAATAACACGATCTAAAACTGTTTTACCATATTCGTTTTCACGAACACGCCAATTAATAATAGACTCTGCTTTATAAATAATCGGATAAGGCTTATATGCAGCTTTTTCTTCGTTAGTAAGCATTTCTGGATTTTGAATAGAAGGATAATCTACGAAAACCCAGGCTCTACTACTTTGAACTTCTTCCCATAAAGCTGCATCTAAAAAGGATGACAATGAGCTGTCATCTCTCCCGAATTCATTCATAATCCAATTATAAATTTCAATAGGAGTGTTATCAGGTAATTCTAATACTGGCTTTTTACGAAGAAGACCACCGACAATCATTTTAGAAAATTGTGCAGTAATACCAGGCAACTCAGCTTCTGCTTTATAAAAGTTGTATTGCCGTTGAGTCATTGATGGTGAGAACGGAATTAATAAATTAGTAAAGCCTGTTGTATCGACTACTCCATCAAACTCTTTGACAAAGCGTTCTCCACTACAGACAGCTCTACTCTTATTCCAAAGAGGTTTTAAAGATTCATAAGCTGCATTTGGATCTGCAACTGTCTTAACAGAAGCTTGGGCAGCGTTTACAACGGCCATTTATGCTCCTTAACTCTTCATTTTGGCATTAAAGTCTTGGATAGACCCAGAGAACGTCTCTAGACTGCTTGAACTAGTAGCAGTGATGCTACCATCCTCTAGTTGAACAATATTCCAATTAGAAGGACTCTTGTCTTTAAAGCCGTTATTAAAAGTAACTACTTCTACTGTAGGAGCAGGAACTTCAGCACCGTCTTCCATGTTCAAGTTAATATCAACCATTTTAAATCCTTATTTATCTGCTTTTTTCTCGATTTTGTCTAGCATATTAGTAAGACTAGTATTTAGCTGACTAAAACCATCCTTCATTTCTTTTCTTAAATCAGAGAGGTCTTCTCTTTTAACATAATTACCTGCTACTAGCACTTCAATAGAAGATAATTTCTCAGAGAGATCTTTATCCATATCTTGGAGATCCTTAAGAGATTCCCACATCACTTTCATCCACCAACCTGATAATGCGCCAGCTATCGCTACTGCTATATTAAAAAGTTGTTGTGAACCATCCATTTAGTCCTCAGTACTTAAAAGGTGAGCGTCCCATTAAGGGTCTTATATGAATCTTAATTTGGCCATTGTAATAATGGCATTTCGGCTAACAATTCAGATACTGTAGGAATTGGTCTTTGGCCATTTTCAAACTGCTGTAATATTGTATAACAAGCTGCCCAATGTGCATCTCGAGATTGAACTGCATACTGAGCCTCTTGTTGAAACTTAACTACAGTACTAGTAGCATAGCTACAACAACTTAGAATACCATCATAGTTTCGTGTTTGTGCAAATTCATCTAATCGATTCTGTACAGCTGCTTGAAGGTTTGCTTTAGCTGTTTCAATATTTTGAGCGACTTCTTCCTCAGTACAGGGTACAGTGTTCCAAGTTTGATACCAAACACCATTTTGAAGCTCTGGTGTACCAGGCAACACTTTATTTAAAACGGTGTCATAAACAGGAATTGGCGCAGGTTCTACCCTAAATACATTGAACGCACTTAACGTTTCTGTATCTGAATAAACATTAATAGGGAAAGAAGTATTTGGATTATCGTATTGTAACTGCTGCATTGAGTACGGGTAAGTTACTACACCGTTTATTACTTTTATATATGACATATTTTCCTTTAAATAGTAGAGTAGCCTATGAAGCCTTGAGTAGCTGTATGCCTCCCAACCACCACATATCTACTATATGTTCCAGTTCCAGGTGTAGAATCAAACGGGTATCTTAACCAATAAACCTCTGTGGTCATATTTCCGAATTGAGCTGGAGAATACAACTTTAATACGGCAGATGTAGGTCTTGTTACTGGCGGTGGTATATTTAGGATCAATCTACCCCAATTACTTGGTGGCAGTACGTTAAATTCCGCGTCATTTGGAAGTCCACCGAAAGAACCAGCCCCAAGACCAGTATCGTTTATTATATATTGATAAGCACCACCATCGTAACTAATTTGTGGTCTATTTTCGACAGTAGCATATTCCATTGTTGCATATCTTGTAATACCACCAGAACTTGCAACTAAAATGATTGCACTTAAATGTCTTGGATGATCATAAATCGCTTGCATTAGATTAGTAATATTAATAGTAAAAGTTCTACCAGGACCATCGTCATCGTTTACAAACAATGTTGCCCATGGAGCCGTACCATTTATAGTATAGTTTGCATCCCACCAATCACCACCAAGATTTCGCCAAGGTAAATTGTTATTAAAGTTTGCCCTATTAATAGCTGCAATACTTATTGTTGGTCTAGAATACGTATCGCTATATGCAATATCTTGTATAGATATGCCTTTCTGATTAAAAGGCGTAATAAACCAATTAGATGCAGATTTACCAACAAAAATAGGTCTAAAACTACCTGTTAAACTGGGATTGATATAAAATGCAATTAATTTATTATTAACACGATCAATGTAATTTGTAAGAGAGAGCGCTAAGTTGTTATCAATTGTTGTCGTAGTCCACGCTGTACCATTTGTACTCCTATAGACTACTGTACTAGTTGCAATAAAAGTATCATTTAAAAATGCAATGTCTGTTACAGAAAGGTTATTTGTAGTACCTGTTGCTGCAGTCCAAGTTCCACTACCCGTACTACTGTACCGTATATTTGCAATATTTCCGGAATTACCAGCAACCCATAGGCCATTAGCATAAGTTATACAGTTCACATTATTAGTACTAGCACCGCTTGTTGCAGCAGTCCAAGTTGCTAAGTCATCACTATATATAATAGTTCCGCTATTGCCAACCGCCACCCAACGTGGAGTTGGTCCAGCCATTCCAAAAGCAACATCATTTAATTGATTTGTCGTTCCTGGAGTACGGATGGTCCAAGTTATCCCATCGGTGCTTGTTCTTATGATTGCAGCACTAGTTCCACCAACTACAACAAAAGTATTATTAGCAAAAACTACCTTTCTTAAAATATTTGTTGTGGTTAAAGCATCACGAGTAGTCCAATATTCACCATCTGTGCTGCTGAGTAAGACACCGGCGTTACCAACTGCAACAAATACGCCGTTGCCATACGCAACTGAGTATAATCCGTTTAATGGTAAGGTAGATCCAAAATCAGTTCTGTTAGTCCAAGTTGTTGCATTATAACTTTGTAGTATAACTCCCCAGTTTGCGGCAACTGTCCAATGTCCTGTACCATTAGAAACAATACCGTTTAAGTTTGCAGCTACTGGAACGGTCTGACCTGACCAACTGGTTAAGTTACTACTAGTACGTATATTATTGCTAGTTGCACCACAAGCTGCCCAGACGCCAGTGCCAGCATCATATTCCACATCATTAAAAGCCAATGTGGTACCACTAGCTGGGCTTGCCCACGAGGAAGCATCTGTACTGGTTCTAATAGTTCCACTGGCACCGACTGTTACCCAAGTGTTATTACGATAAACAACACGATTAAGTTGATTTGTAGTACCGCTAGTTCTAAAAGTCCAATTATTTAAGTCTGGGCTTGTCGTGAGCTCTCCTGCAGCACCTACTGCAGTCCAAGTATTGTTACCAAACGCAATGCTGCGAACTTGTTGTAGATCTCGATTAACAAATGTCCAACCGGTACCTGTTGTACTGCGTATAACTGAGTTGGAACTGCCGTACGCAACCCAAGCACCATTGTTATATTCAACATGACTATACGTGCTGGCTAATGAAGTAACTGTCCACGCTACGGCATCTGGGCTGGTTAAAATAATGCCAATACCAACAGCAACCCATAAACCATTACCAAAAGAAACTCTACTTATACTTCCTACGGTTGGAGAAGTTGGTGATGACCAAGTTCCAGTGCCGGTTGCGCTTGTGCGTATGCTTCCGAGATTACCTACCGCTACAAATTTACCATCAAAAAATTTTATATCAAGTATACCACCACTACCAGTAGTTGTTTGAGTTGTCCATGTTGTACCATCAGGACTTGTTTTTATTGCGCTTCCAATAGAAGCAACAAACAAATTATTGGCATATATCATTACACCAGTTACACCAAATCCTGAGGTCACTGTTTTAGTCCAACTAACACCGCCAGTGGTACTAGTCATTACATCACCACTACCACCACTAGTCAATACCCATCTGTTATTACCATATGTTAATGTAGTGGTACCACCGCCTTGTCCTGTAGTTACAAACGCACCAGTAAGTCCATTGTTCGAACTAGCCCAAATATTGTTTGCAGCTGTTCCTATAAGTACATTATTACCGTTGCTTGTAAGTATTCGTGTACTAGTAGTAGTAGAGATTGTATATGGCGTGTTCCAAGTTATTCCGTCCGTACTATTTGCTAAAACTATGCTGTTTACATTTGTAACCAAAGCTCCAGCAGCAATCCATAAACTGCCTGTATAGTGTACATGCGAAAATATAACATCTGTACTTATTGGTCGTAATGTCCAAGTGGTTCCATCTGCGCTAGTAGCCACTTGCCCACCAATTATATTTGCCCAAATGCTTGTTGCATAATAAGTTAGTGGATAATACTTAAGAGCAGATTGAAAACCTGCCGAAGTATTCCACTTTAGGGTCCAAGTTATGGCATCTGTACTTGTAAAAATTTGTTGACTACCAGTATTGCAACTTACTACCCACAAATTATTGTTATACACAACCTCTGTTAGTGTTAAGCTAGCTATAGGAAATGTACGTTGCGTCCAATCATAACCATTTATACTAGTAAAAACTGTACTATTAGAACCAACTGCAACAAATAAATTATTAGCAAAAGCTACATAATTTAATGCATTTGTGCTAACACTAAAAAATTCCCAGTCTATATTGTTACGGCTAACTGCAATAGTTCCTTTATCCCCAACCGTAACCCATAAATTTAATGTGCTAGAATAAGCGGTTTTGTAGAAGTCAACTCCAGGTACCTTTAACTTTATACTTTGCAATGCATTATCATAAACGCTGTTATCAACAGCGGCTTGCATAAGAGTGGTTGTAATTTGATCCATAATTAACTTACCGCATAATTTGTAACGTAACTACCACGCCAAGTAACGCCACCATTGTCAGTTACAAACATAAATAATCCAACAAGGCTGCTTACCATTACTGGTGCACTTGATAATGGCCACACAACACCTGACCACCATGTTACTGCAGCATTACCTTGTAATTCAAGTGTAAATGCATAGGTACGATCACTAGGAACGTTTGATACAGTAAACGTAGTTGCTGAACTAATTGTTTTTGTAAAATACGTACCAGCACTGCAATCAATGTTTGTGCCCGTACTCAAGTCCACAATATTTGTGTTTACCAACGTGCTTGTTGCTCTTGTTAAGGGCATAAACAATCCTTTTAAGTTGCGTAATCTAAAACATAACTACCACGCCAAGTAGTACCACCGTTTGTGGTTTGAAAAATTAATAAATGAGATTTATTGGTGGTTAAGTACGGTGCTGCACTTTCGGGCCAGGTTATATTATTCCACCAAGTTACGGTACCTGATGTGATGGTTAAACGTAAAACAAGTTTGTATACTTTACCGCTGGGCACATTGGAAACTGTAAACGTGGTGTTGCCACTAACAGTTTTAGTAAAATATGTTCCCAGACTACAATCAATATTGGAAGCTGAAATTGCGTTCGTTTGAGTGGTTATA